CTATAGTCTTTGCCGTGACTTTCAAGGTCGCCATGAGGTCTTCGGTCGGTTCGTCAGATGGACGGACTTGAGAGCGGGCCGAAAGAAAAGATGGGAAACCGATAGGATCTGAGTGAGATGGGGTCACACCCATTCCTGGGTAAAGGGCTTCGAAGTGGGCTATCGCCTTCACCTGGAAAGTAGTTCCAGGTGCAGCACCGGCTACTACGATAACTAATGGCGTATAACAACCTTGCACATTCGCGATTGATGGTGTCTGCGATGGCATGTAATCGGAGTTGAGCTTGTAAGACAACAAGTCATCTGCGATGGGTTGGTACGCGATATAGCACCGTGAGCCTTTGGATACGCTGCAGGTTCTTGATCTCGGGTCGTTTCTAATTTGAGTGACAGTGGTTCCAGCTGGAATGAATTGCAGACCTGGTGTTTGCTGCACAGTCACGGCCCCCGCTTGAGTCAGGGTGGGGCCAGTATAGAAGATCTCGACAGCCGCTCCAACTAAGCGCATGGATTGGCTGGCGACGTTTGCCACCGCGTAGAACGAGTTGGAATTGTAAGCATCCAACTGAGTTCCCACGAGTGAGGCGGCAAAATCGACGGAGACGGAAGAATAAGCTGCGGTCGTAACCAAAAGTGGTCTATCTTCATGAGTCAGGGACGCGCCAAAGTCTTTGGCGGTCATTGTCCAAGGATTCAGCCCGATCAGGCAGACTCCTTGTGTTCCCACCACCGCTTGTGCGTTGATGTAGGTTGAGAACTTGTGACTCGGCATTGCATTGTTGTCGGGGATGCAAGCTTCTGAGATAGATTGATCGAACGGGTCGATCGATGCTTTGGCGTAGCTTAAGAGACAACTCGTGAAACCAACTTTGGTTGCTCTGGGTGCCTGTCTCTGTTTGGGGCGCGGTGCTGGGGCACGCGGCACCCCTTGAGCCTGTTTGCGGCTCTGCTTGCGCGTGTATGCAAGCCAGCGGACCTCACGGTCGCGCTTAGGTAAGGCTGCCACAGATGGCTGCCTCATGTAATCAGCTTTTGATAGGGACATTGTGTGTTTCGGGAAATAAATTCCTCTGTGGTGGGCTTCGCAGCCATCTTAAAAAGCGGGACTTCTACCGCCACCTCAAAAGCTTATAATGACAAGTCGACATAGGAACAGGGAGTGAACGATCTTGCGATGTTTACATCCCAGTGAGAAACGTATGTGTCAAAATAGTTCCTGCAGTGCGGATGGATTACTGACAGGAGAGAGCCGTCGGTGAATGGTTGGATTTTCTGCACTGTGTTGAAATAATGTTCGACTCGTAACTGGGTCGCGATGCTGATGTTGTACTTGCGTTCAACGAGCAGTCGGGACCCTACGCCGATGGGTCTGTTGAGTAGTTCGGTCACTTCCTTAGATTTCAGCGACCAGTCGGCGTTGACACAATACCCGAGAGCTTCACGCTCAATCGAGGTGTCATAGAGATTGGAGAAATGGTGTCGGATCTTGGTATGGGCAGTTAACCGGAGCATAGCTGAAGCCATAGCTTTGATGATCGGACAACCGGGGTATTGGTATAGAGCACTTAGCGCTTTGCACCTCATCAATTCAAGGATTTTTCTCTGGCTGGCCTTCCCGTAGCGAAGGGCATCCAGCCAGTAGAAGTTTTGGAGTACATCTAGTGGGTCAGTGATTGTTTGTTTATCGTCAGGATCGTAGACGAGTCCGCAGAAGCTTGCGTCTGAAATGCGGTCGTAAATCTCGATCTTGATGGTGAAGCCTAGGGCTTTAAAATCGTCGGCAGTGGGTAGATTGTCGGGGCGGACGCGAGTAAGCCCGTCGTCGCCCTCGACCACAGTTCTGATCTGATCAATTGGGTATCCACGTTTGTGGAGGACAAAGTGGGTGAGGAAGAAGTTTGCAACACCATTTCCAAGAGAGGTGTTCATTTCCCCAGACATCCTGGTGGCAGACAGTGCAACTTTAAAAGCACGAAAGCTACAATTGTTGGTACCAGCAAGAGTCCGAAGGCACTTGTCAAATAGTGGATCAGGATTGTTTTGCATCAGATGGCGGTAGACGATGAATTCGATGGACTCCATCAATTCCGCAGTGAAGTGTGATTCGTATTGGGAATAATCGGTTGCGACATACACATGGCCTGGTGAGTAGATGTAATCGTCAACATACCCAGCCCTCTTCAAGACTGGGACATGTTTGATGAATGATGGGTGGTGGTAGATGATTTCCTCCATAGCTTTCACATATGGACCGAACAAGCATTTGAATTCGTCCGTTCTGGAATTGATACCCCTTGGATATTTATACTCAGGGTAGGTCTCTTTCTTCATGAAGGACTTAACTTGAGTCACACTCTTCCAGTCGATGGGGGACTCAGAAAGCTTATCATAAGTTTTCTTTAGAGCCGCTTTCCTCCATTGAGGGTAAGGTGTTTTGTTGAGCCACGTCTCAAACGAAAAGTCTGTTCGAGCGGGCAGGGGCGCGAAAAACTTCGCGCAATGCTCCTTGACGAAGGAGCAAAGCTCGCTTAGCAGTTGCGGATCTGGTTTTGGAGGGTCAAAAGCAAAGCGCTTTTGAACTCCGCAAACCATAGAGATGTCGTCTTGGAGATCCGGGTGCGGGCAAGCAGCCCCAACGAGATGAGCACCACAACTAACAAGCATAGCTGAACGCCTTTGCCAAAGCGTAAAGTTCTTGAATCGGTCGAAACGGGTTGAGGGCTTGATAGGTGGAAAGGGGGCAAGATCGACTTCTGCGACTCTGTAGCCGTAGGCGTAGATCCTGTCTGGTTGGGGCCATGATGAAAAAGTCCCTTGTTGAGGAGGCGAGATTGGGAGTCATTGTGAAGCGCCTCGGCATAGATGCAGGAACCATCACGAACAGGTAGACCGGAATGGTGGCGGTCTACATTGACTGAGGTGATGTTTTGAGCTGCACGAACTAGCCTCTCGTGAGCTTCAGCTGCAGGGACATGTGTTCCAACGTTTGCGTGGCTTGTTATTTGCGAAACCATCTCGTCGGAGAAGACAAACTCGAGACTGGGTGAAGAGGTTGTGTGAGTCAAGAATTTGTAGCCAAACAGGGACAGAGAACTCTCAGTGATGTTCTTAATTTGGGATTTCGAAATCGTGGTCCCATGTTTGAGCTTGGTGGCCTGTTCGGCGTCAGTACGTTTGTCAGCGGTGTCATTGGTGAGTACAGTGGATTTGACCACACATGTCGCAGTACGAGTGGGCAAAATCGGTGACAAGGTAACGCTAGGTAACGAAGCTAGCAAAGAGATCAGATCAGCGCCGATGCCAAATAGCGCATTAGGGACATGATGGAAGTTGAGGCCAATAGTAGACAAATTGCGCTCAATGTTCAGGACGTCTCTAGGATTTGGAATAAGCCTTTGGATGGTGTCCATGGCGGCAGAATAGCTACTACTCTCAGCTAAACTGATCCAATCAGATCTCTCTGAGTCGGTGAAAGCGGTCGGCGACCATATCAGTGATCCGCGGGTCTTGTGGATGTCTGATATTTGCGGCTCAGGTGCCGGGCTAACAGGCGGGGCTGGGTTCTGTGGTACACCCCCAGCTTGTGGGGGGGTAATAATGAGACTATCACTAATCTCAGAGGAGGCCAAATTTGGTTCATCAAACTTGCTAAGGATTGATGAGATTTCTTGCTTGTATATGGCGGACTCCCTGTCGCCATCGGCCTTTCCTTTTTCCTCCTGCTCAGTTTTGCGAATCGAGGCGTCGACCAGCTTGGCGTCGCGATTCGAACGATTCCCCTTGGTCCCTTTCGGGACGTAAGTCCTCTTGACAGGTGATCTGCCACGGCGCTCTTCTTCAGTGATCCGTCGAGTGGCGAAAAGACTTGGAGAGCGTGATGTTGCAGTGCTGCGAGAACTGTTGGCTTTTGGTGTAGGGGCATGTGTGGCCGGATTGGATAATTGCACTTTAGTTGAAGCGGCCACAGGCGCAGGTCCAGTCTGATGAGAAGTAGAAGTGGAACTTGCGCTGAGAGGAGTGTAGTAGTTGGTGGAGCTAGATGTAGAGGAGAGGTCACGTGCAGGGGCAGGTGAAGCTGTCTCCCTCTTAGGTTTGCCTTCAGATGGAAAGAGTCTAATGTGTTTGTCATAGAAGGTCTTGATACGGCGGGCTTTGCTTAGCCTACCTGCATTTCTAAAAGGCATTTTCCTTGCGTTGATGTATTCTTCGAAACCAAGAAGCTTGAAGACTCGGAGAAGATTGACTGTGTACACGCAGGCTTGAGGCGAAAGTTCGGCCTCGAAGGAGGGTAAGCTAGTGTCAAGCTTGGCGACGTTCTTCATAAAGGTCTTGTGGTCTCCACGTTGAGTGACAAAAAGAAAATGGAACTCGCGTCTCAAATCCGCATCGGTCATGGGGATGAACAAGTTCTTCAGATCAATTTGGAGATCGATGATCAACCCGTCCTGGATGTTAAGGAAGCAGACTTGTGGTTTCCTGGATGGGGATCGTTTGCGATGTTTAGAAGCAGTCCAAGTTGGCGAGTGCAAGTGCGCGCTATTCTGCGAACTGGGAGTGCTAAAGGAAGCGGTAGAAGTGGTAGAGGTAGTGGTATTGGTTAAACTAGATGTAACAGACGTTCTTTTCATATTGTAGATTTCTGTTCATTTGGTTTAAGGTGGCAGCGCCGGGGGCCGGTTTCCCACAAAACCGGAGACGATGAGGCCTCGGACTCCCAAGGGGGCGTTACTCCCCAAGGGCTAATCCTCAACGCCGGGACACCTCAATGCGAATGCACGGATGCGTGCCGCCAGGTCAAGTAGATTTTTCAGTCATTTCAGGATTTTCCGTAGTCACCCTTACCCACATCTGACAATTTAACGGTTCCCCGGAGGGGATGACGCTTGCCAGGTGGACGCGGGGCGTAACCGGATCGTGGATTTATACAATATTGATGCCTTGCGGATAAAGATACACAGTAAATGACAGCCCTGGCTTACGCCGTTTCCTCCTGGATTGGTTACCATGGTGGAGGTGGGTTTGTCACTGGCTGCATGCCCATCAATGATTGAGACGCCTGATTTGAAAGAACTCTTGCTTGACCCTTAAGGAGACAAACATTGGTGCAACACACTGAGTGTGCAGGTCAGAGCGTGTTAACCGCTCCCGGTCCTCACACACCCT